GGTTTATTTAAGTAGCTTATTTGGTTTTTCCATTTATACACTACTCCAACACGTCTGTTGTTTCTCTTTATAATAATTTTTTAAATTCTTTGTACTTGTCTTTTAAATATTTTCCCTCTTGCTTTTCTGCTTGTTTTGCCATTCTATAAAGTGAGGGTATATCTTCCAATAACGACCTTGCGTCCCACTCAATATCAATATAACCGTCTTCTGGATCATATCCTATTGCTCGTAAATGTACTACTCCGTTTGTTGAATGTAGTTCAATTGTCTTTAAGATAAAAAATTCTTTGCTCATTACATTATATTTATTAAGGTTGATTTTAAGATGTCTAGTTTGTGATATGTCTTACGCTCTAGTGTTATGTCATTATTTATTGTTGCGGTCCTTAAAAGCACTTCTAATTGCCTTATATCCTGTCTTAACGTATCGGCTTGTGTTCTCATATTAATTAGTTCTAAATATAAAGTAATTCTCTTCTCCAAACTCACACTCTAACTCGCTACCGTCATAAGAACTAAATGTATGTCCATAGCCGTCAACAAAACAATTCTCTGCCGTTTGCTCCCAATCAATAGCCAACCAACTTGGTGCTTTAACATCGTAACAGTCCTCTGTTATTTCTTGTATCGCTTCTACATAGATACTCCAAATAGCATCTGCATTAATTACTCTGTACTCGTTTCCGTCAATATCAATGTGAAAATCATTCTCTGAATTTAAAAATCTCTCAAACTCATTAACCTCATCTCTGTTAATATCGAGTTCTAACTGTTCATTAATAAACTCTAAAATTTGTCTTGTAATTGTCATAATGTTTGTCTTTTAATTGGGGGCTATTAACCCCCGTTGTTATTTATTTTTTTAATTTATTTAAAGCATCTAAATATGCTTGTGGCATTATAAAACCCCTGTTCCCATCAAACTCCTTTAACTCCTCTGTTACTACTTTGTTGTTTTCGTTTTTGTAAGTTACTGTGTTGTCTTTCCAAATAATTGCTTTCATAATATTGTCTTTTAAATTATACCTTATTGGCACTACAAAGATACACCTTTATTTTAGTTATCCAAATTTTTTAATAACTTTTTTTTAATTTATTTTATTAGCGTATAGCATAAGTGCCGTACTTGGGCCTACCCAGCTTATTAACTATTGAGTACCTCAACGCGTCGATTGCGTGGTTAAAGGCGTCCACCGGCTTATTAGTTAGCTGGCCGTTTTTATCCTCTATGTATTTATAGTTTCTTAACTCCTTAATCATATTAACGCTGTCCTGGGTTACGTTAAGCCTATACCGCCTTATCATATCAATACCCTGGTTAATTGCTCCCTTATATGTTGGCTTTGAGTTCCAGCCCATACGGTGTATTTCCTCTATACTCTTTGGCTCCGCACTATCGCACCAAATTTCATCGCGCCTGTCAAGGCCTATTCTTTTAAACTCGTTACCAATATCCTGGTTTGTCATTCCAGTTCTGTAAATTATTTCTCTGCAATACATATCATCGCCCTCAATATAGGTTTCTACCAGCGTGGTTGGATCATTGCTAAAACCAAAGTCTAGCCCCCGTCCTATCAGCGCCGCAGTCCTTGGTATATCAACAACCGTGTTAAACCTAAATATAAGGCTTTGTGAGGCCCCGCGCTCGCCCAAGCCATAAACCCTCCAATAGTTCTCGTCAATTCCTTTTAGCCTTTCTATTTCGCCTATAATAGTTTGATCTAAAAAAGGGTTATCTAAATACGTGGTTTGATAAAACTCCACATCGTCCCTTGGTAACACCTTATCATATATCCAGTGAAACTCCTCACTTGGGTTAAAGTCAATTACAATTTTTTCTGACGTCCTAAATACCAGCTGCTGCCAATCCTCAAAGTTTAACTCGTTTGCCTCGTTAATAAATAGCAGGTCCCTTTTACGCCCCCTAATTTTTTGCGGTTGGTCCAAAGAAATAAACTCAAACCTATTGCCGTTTAGAAAATACTCGCTGCTTGATTTGTTATGGAACTCCTGGTTATAAATTCCGTGGTCTTTTAATATTTCAAAAAAGTCCCTCATTGACGTGGCCCTTACAGCTGGAAACGTCTTGCGGCATATTGTAATAGTTTTTTGTTTATTATTATAAGAGTAAGAAAATATAAGCCACATTAAAATATTGTAAGTTTTACCGGACCTCGTGCCGCCCTGCTCTACTACAATCTTTTTTTTAGAGTTATCTAAATGCCCGTAGACCTTATTTGTTAGTATCTCCTTCATCTATAATTTTAATGCTAAACACGTTCTCTCCGTCTGCGCCCGTGATTTCCTGCCTTTCAACGTACCCTCGTTTCTTTCCTTTTGTTTTTAAGTAGAATATAGTTGCGGTAGTATTTCCTTTCAGTATTTGCTTATGTAGCTGGCTCTCCGCCATATCCAAGGTTACGTTTTGTAGGTCGTTGACCTGCCTCTTAAAATCTACGTCATCTTTTAGCCATTGATAAAATTGCGTCCTCCCTACTCCAACAGACTTACAGGCGGTTGTTACAATACCAAAGGACTTCTCCAGCGCCTCAATTACTTTCTTTTTATTATGTTCGGTTTGTTCGGCCATTTTTTTATTTTATTTTTAAATTATTTAAGTATAGGTGTTTTAAGTTTTAGTGCCAAGAGTCCGGAATATTTTCACCTGGCGCGTTTAGCATCAAAGAGTCCGGCCTATAAATATCCTTAACGTCTGTTGACGGCTCCCAAGTTGAAAGCCTAGCGTCCTGCGGCGATCTTATGATAACACCCTTTTTAATGTCTTCTAACGCCTTTTGCATAAGCCTTACGCCCATTGGCTGCAGCTCGTTCCTCCACAGCTTAACAGCCGCCTCTTTTGAGTTCATAGATAGCAAAGCTGGCTGTATAAAACAAAACTCCTGGTACGCGATGTCGCCCCTATCTATACCGGCGTTTAACCAAAACACTGTCCCCCCGGTTATTGCCTCCTTCATTTTTATTGCCCACTCAATAGACGACCTACCTCTGTGCCTCGGTAGTAGGCTTGGGTGATATCCTATCCAGCCCAGCTTGGGAATATAGCGCGTCCGTTTTCCTATATAGTCAAAGCTATGAGCGGTAATACCAAGGTCAACGTTTTTTGGCATTAAATCGGCGGATAAGGCCCCGGACGTAACAGAGGGTATATCCCACCTTTTAGCAATAGCAGAAATATACTTATCGCCAAACGGGTAGCAAACTCCTACAACCTCAACGCCCTCCATTTTAATACATAAATCTAGTATTTCAGCGCCGTAGTACTTTTGGCCGCTAATAAAAACTCTAATCATATTTACTTACTTTTATTACCTACATACTTAAACCCCTGCACCGCTCTAAAATGCCCGCCGTATCCGGATGTGCCACCCGACGCAATACTCTTTGGCTTACCCTTGTTTGACTTTGCTATTGAGGCCCCGGACTTTTTTTTATCTCCACCAAAAAGCACCTGGCTTTTAAGCACCCAGTTTTCACTTCTATTTAAAAACCCTATTAGCTGCGGGTGACTTGTGTGAAATATTGTGGGTAGCTTGTGACCTCTTCTACCATTACCTTGCTTATGATATTCCATAACTAGTTCTAAAAATTTTGTACCAACTCCTGCCCCCTGCCACTCCGGCATAACAACCAATCTTGTGGCCCTGTAGGCTCCCGCCGTAAACATAGGGCAAACCGCTATATGAGATACGAGCTCCCCGTCAACCGTTCCAATAAAGTACTCCGCCGCCGGAGGATAATTTAAGTCTAAATAATAATGCTCTTTAAAATACTTCCAGTAACTTCTGTCGACCTTCCAAACGTCCAGCTTGATCCTTGGTCGCTCTCCAATTTCGTTTTTTTTTTAACCTCCCCGGAGGCAGTATCTAAAACCCAGTCCGGCTGCACCCATTCTAAAATATCATAGTGGCAAGATAGTAAAACAATCTGCCTGTCCTTTGTTCTTTTAAAAGCCTTTGAAAATGCAAGAGCACCAATTTTTGCAATTTGCCTATCCACAACTGACGTAAACTCATCAACAATAACTTTGCTTTCTCCGTCAGAAACTATACGCGCAAGGCCGGCTCTAAACTGCTGCCCGTTACTCAACGCGTGGAAAGGCCTTAACCAGCTGGGAACGTCACCCAGCCCAACGCTAGCAAGTAGCCCCGTAACAGAGTTAAAATCTCCCTCCGGGGATATATCGTCAACTATTGGCTTATCTCTACTCCAGCCGGAATATAAGTCCGCAATCTTACCACCGCCAAACAGCTGCTTTCCAATAGATGTTTTACCAGATCCACTTGGCCCAACTATTACTCCTATTTTCCAGTCGTCGCCCTCAACCGGCACATCTATATCAAGGTTAAACTCGTCCCCTCTTTCGGCGTTAAATAGTGACTTAACCCTTGCGGCTCTGTAGCTATTAAAGTTGTCCGTTTTATTTCTAATATTTACCTTCATATTTTTTTATGTTACAACAATTTTGCATTTTAGCCCTTGGCCCGTTAAATCTTTAAAAACGCGCTCCTGCTCGGCCTCGTCCTTACATTCTGTAATAACCCCGTACTGCGACTTATACCCCACGCCCTCGTCGTTAAAATCTGGCGTTGGCTCGTATGGCTCGACACTATCTTCTGCGGCCTCCCACACGTCCATTCCCCACTCGTTTAAAAGTTCCGACTCCCACTCGTTACCCAAAACGTCCCAGTCCCACTCTCCAAAGGCAACGTTATCCTTTACTATAAACTCCTTTTGCTGCTCCGGCGTTAAGTCGCTTGCCTTAATAATATAAACGTCTTTCATTCCAATTTCAACGCAGGCCTTGTGCCTCATATTACCTCCTAATATCATCATATTTTCATCAACAATAATAGGCCTCAACTGTAGCATTTCCGGGAACTCCTTTAAGCTTTTTACCAGCTTGTGAAACTTGTGGTCCTTAATTATTCTAGGGTTTTCACTATTGTTTCTAATTTTACTTATTTTTACTTTTTGTATTTGCATAACGATTTTATTTACTTATTTTCAAAAGTTTTTATTTCCTCCAGTTTAGCCTCCTCAATTTTGTCTAGCTTTTTAGCGTACGTTTCGGCGGCGGTTTTAAACATTTCATTTACTGTGCTATCGTCTAAATTCGCAATAGTATGCTGTATGTACGTCTTCATATCTGATACACTAGAAACACCTATTACTTTTTTTAAAATAGCATCTAGACTTTTATTGTACCTTGTATAAACGTCGTACTGCTGCAGCGCGTGATATATTGTTGCGTGGTTTGGTTTCCAATCTGAAACGGATCCTATTTTCCTGGCAATTTCTGTTAGGCCCATATTTCGATAGTTGTAAAAGTAGTTTATTAAAACCGACCTTGCCTCAATATACTCTCGCTTTCTGGTCTGCTTAAAAAAGTCAAAACCAAATTCCTGTTTAAATTCGTTTACTATTTTTTCAAAATCTTTTATCATTACAATGTACCTTTAATTATATAATTGTTTAATTCTGGCTCTGGTTGCTGATAGAAATATTCTTTATACGTTTCAATTCCCAACTCTACTTTTTGTTTACCCTGCAAATAAAACTGTTCGCTTACGTCCCATATCCCAATGTCAAGTGATCCTTTGTCTACAACTAGAAACTTAAAATCTTTATAGTCTACATTAAACAAATTGCAATATAGAAACACTTGAACGTCATAGCCGTATTTTCGTGCTGAATAAGCAAACCCTTTTATATCACTGGTAGTCTTAATGTCGCAAATCCTGTTATCGCCTAAAATGTCTGCCTTACCACGAAATGGCATACCTAACACTTCTCCCAACACAGGTACTTCAAATTCACAATCCGCCATTAATTGAAGTGCATACTCGTTTTTTAGTATTGCATCTGCTACTCTTTCAGCATCTTGCTTTTCTTTTTTAGTATAAACAGTTCCAAATTCTGCTTTTGCATCTTTATACGCTTTTGAGTTTTTACTCAATACGTCAACAAAATGAAATTGATCCCATTTTTCTGGCTCTAGTATTAACGTATGCAATAAAGTTCCGTCTCTTAATCCTTGACTTTCTGCGTGTCCGTATTTATTAATAAAATAGTATTTCTTTGGACTATCTACAAGCAGCTTAATACTGCTACTACTTAACGCTAATTGGTTTAATTCGCCATAGTAAAATTCGTCATCATACATTTTGTTTTTAATGTCACAGTAATCGTGCTGCTTATTATCTAATAGTGTTATCTTCATAATTTAAAATATTTGTCTTTTACATTAGACCACCAAGATTGTAGTCTATTAAGTCTTATAAATTCTTCTTGCGAAAATACGTGGACGTGTCCTTTTTTGTCTATATGCGTCCATATTCCTGTTTCTAATTTATTAAATCTCTTCATTATCTTTTTTGTATAAATGTTCGTGTATCTCTCCCT